CCGCCAACGTGACAGCCGCAATGTCCGTCGTGATGAACGGCTCACGCGTGTCTTGATAGAACAGTCCATCAGCCATCAGAATCTCCTTGCTGGTTAAATTCTCCGCATCCGCATCATGTACGTATCGCCCACCATGTACGCCTTAGCAGCTTCCACCGGAACGCGCAAAAACATTTCGGCCTCTGTGCCACGACACCGAGTCATTGCGAACTTGACCTCCACCAGCGTCCCATCATTGAAGGGTTTGCTGATGGACTCGATGACGTAGCACGAGGGCGATTGGTGATGCATCACGCGATCCGAAGCAATCCCGTGCTCGAATCGTTCGTCGGCATGGTGAGCGTAAAGTTGCCCGCCGTGACGGTTTGCGAAGAGAACGTGTAGACCGCGACCGCCCTAGTCTGCGTGACGTTGTGAATGAACGCGCAGTCCGTGGTGAAAGTGACACCTGTCCACGTCACGTTGGCGTTCGGTGTGGTGTACGCGATGGTACCGGTTGATGCCGGTGCGGTGAAAACAATCGCCGTGCCTGCGGCGGTGTATCCCGCCGAAGATACTTCGTTGGTGGCTGAGTACACTGTGGTAGCCGCACCGAGAGAACCGGCCGGTGCGTAGAGCGCGATCTTGAACGTGTCCGCACCCGTGCCGCCGCGAACCACCGACGTTCCAAGTGCGTGCAGCCCGTTCAGTATCTCGACTTTGAACGACGTGCAGATTGCGGCGACATTCGCCATGATGAATCTCCTAGCCTAGTTTGGCCTGCTCACCCGACATCGAGTGCCCACTTTTGATTGTCGCCCACACGTCACGACGAATGATCTCGCCGAGCTTCGCGGACAACGCCGAATCACTTCCCTTGTACCGACACTCACGCGCAAAGACCCACACGTTAGGACCGCCAACCTGCGGGATAATCTTGATGTCCAAATCCGTCGCCGGAAGATCCCCCTCCGTCGTAAAGACCGGCTCTCCTTCACGTTCGCCTGTGGCATCCCACACATCGCAACGAACGACCTTCCCGACATGATCGGCGAGCGCCGGATTGCGCCCCTTGTACCGACACTCACACGCTGTGACGATTCTTCCATCCTCCAACTTCATCGGAACCAGCACGAGATCCAGATCGAAGTCCGGAATGTCACCCAGCGGTGTTTGCACAATGCCTGTATCTACCCCGGTTCCTACGTTCATATTTCGCTCCTTCGTTTTACACCAGCCTCAACAGGGCTGTGGTGGATGTCACCGCCGGAAAGGTTACAACGAAAGTTCCGGAAGTGACGGTTTGTGTGCCCCCAAAGTCTACCACTGCTACGGCCTTATTGCTGGCCGACGTATTATAGATAAGCGCCTGACTAGCTGAAAAGGTAGCTCCACTCCACGTTGGGTTCGCAGAGAAGGACACCATAGCAACAGTACCGGATATGCTAGGGTCCACATTGGTTAGCGCGAACCCTCCTGCGACGTACGCTGTGCCCGTGACTTCGTTAGACGTTGAGTACACAGTTGTGGCAGCGTCCAGTGTCGCAGACGATGTGTACAGAGCAAACTTAAAGGCGTGCCCTCCGGACGCCGCAAAGTTATGCGTCGCTGTAAATAGCTCCTTCTTAAAACTGGTGCACATTGCCTGTGTCATTAGGCTACTCTGCTATCACTGACAGCGTTCCGGTGTACAGCGGTGTCACTACGTTAGATGCAGATATCATGTCCAAGTCATACACCGCAGTCTTCCACGTGAGTATGTCCGTGACAGCAGCAGCGATGAGCAACGTTATTGTGTGGTTGGTATTGTCAATCGCGATACCACCATTCACTGTCGTAAGCGTAATCAAGACAGGACCGCCTATCCTGCTCTTGATCTCCATGCTGGCGGTGTATCCAGACATGTCCACTGGTGTGTACGCCATTAAGTACCCACCGGATACGTACGGCGTGTACTCCGCGCTGTTAATGTCGTTGAACGTTACGGTGTTCGGATCGACCACCGTCATCTGATGGTAGTCGGAATCGCGCGGCGGCACATTGAGCGCGTTGATCTCGGACATGCCAATCACACTGACCAGCGCCGCGCGCCACCCCGTCTTGAACCCGTGTGCGGTCGCAGTGATTGCGGCCGGAGCCGCAAGCGTGATCGCGGTAATCGGCTTGTACAGGAACGGCAGTTGTTCCCAGCGAATCACGCGCTGCCACGTCTCACCTTGCAAGATCTGGAAGTTCTTCTTCGTGGCCATTACGTTCTCCGCTTGATCCGAACCGTCACAGTATCCCAACACCGGGATCGGTAATCGGCCCGGCGGCTATCATCGCAGCGTTCAAGATCTCCATGTTTTTGTCGAGCAGCGCCCGCACGAGCGGATCGAGATCATGACCGAATTTTTTCTCGGGGGCGAACGCAAACCTGATCGTCTTGCCCCCCATGTCAGACTCGACATTGATATCGATCTCAACCCGTACGTCGTCAACACGAAATCCCATTATGCTTTCCCTGTGTCTTCGCGATATTTTTCCGTAGCTCGCTGCGCTTCAGCCGCAGCATGCGATTCCTTCGAGCCATCGAACCGGTACGCGATGATCGCTGCCCACGCGGCGAGAGTCGCCATCAGGATCGGCCCTGTCATCCCTAGCAGACCGGGGTCGATAGCGCCTTTGCTCACTGACTGATACAGAATCGCCGCCAGCAGGCCCAGCGAGATCGCCATCATCGTACAGCCCGCGATGAGCACCACCGTCCGCGTCATGTCCCACAACCCGGCCGCATGCTCCGCTATGGCGATGGTAGACACGACTTGCTTGCCCTTGTTCTCCGCGTCGTAACGCATCTGATCGAGCACAGCGAGTTGCTGAACGAACGGCAATACCGCATTGAGATGCGCGGCGGCGGCATCTTCTACAGCGCGTAGTTTCTCCGCGTTTGATTGCACCGCAGCGACAGCCTGAATCGCCACACTGTCATCGGCTTTCATCGCGGCGGGTGTCACCCCCGCAGAACTCGCCACTGCGCCCAGCAACATCTGCAGCAGATTCTGCGCAGCCGTGGACTGTCCACCATCCTTGGTAACGATTGAAGTGACATTTTGCGCGACTGTCGGATTGAGAAACTTCCCGACTACGCTCATCAACAGCGGTACGAGGATCGCTCCCATCTTTGCTCCTTTGGGTTGTGGTTGTACTTGCGGTGCTTCGCTCACTTGCGGTGTTTCGCTCACTTGCGGACTCTGTTGCCCGCCGAACGCATCGAAAATCCGTTGCGCTAACGCAGCCCTTTTACTGGCTTCGCCTTCGCGATCTGCGGGACGCTCGTACAGTTTGGATACACAAGCTCCGGCATCGGCTGGCGTCGTGCAGGTAGCGAGCGCTTCACCGGCTCGCTTCTCCGTGTTCTGAAGTTCCCAATGGACAAACGCTAGTTGACTTTCCAACGACGAACCGCGCATTGGTTCGCCCATGACCTCGGCAAACTTTGCTTGCCTATCTCCGTGCCACTGCGCGGTGCCATACGCCTCACCACCGTCGCCCACAGCATCGGGGCGTAGCCCGCTCTCGGCTACGAGATTCGCAACAACCCCTGACGCCTGCTCCGGCGTCCAATTCTTCGCGATAAAGAACGCTACCGCTTTTTGAGTTAAGTTCATTTTGTGGGATGGAAAAAGTGGTACAGCGTAGCCACCAACGCGCCAAATGGCGCGAGCCAAACAACGGTGCGTCTAAGAATCTTCCCGGTCCATGAGACACCAGTGCCGATGGCCCCGAGCACCCGTACCCCACTTTCCATTGTGTCAACCGCCTTAATCAACGGAGCCACACTGTCAGCGAGTTTTTTCGTCGTAACAATATGCGAATCTAACGTGTCTCCTATGTCTTTTAGCGCAACGTCCTGTTCATCCATACGACTGAGGAGTGTTGTTTGCCCTGCATGCAACTGGTCGAACTTCTCCCCACCGTCTGCAAGTTTCTGATCCACTGAAGCCTTCCATTGAACGTCCATCAACCGGCGGTCATCATCTGTCATGGCTGCCTTTGCGTGTATGGACGAAGGTCAGGGAACATCTGTTGCGCGTAAGGAAGCTGACGCGGATTCAACAGCATGCCACCTGCCATTCCTCCTACGGCCCGTTGCTTCGCTCTTTCCACCAGCCCCGCCGCTACATCAGCGTGGAACTGTGGGTGTTGAACGGCGAAGTTTACGTTATCTTGCATGATCTTGCCCACTTCTTGAAAATCGCCATGCTCTACGGCTCTATAGAACCGATTGCGTAGCTCCTGCTGTCTCCGCTGCAGCAGGTCGTTATTGGTGTTGAACTGGAACGTGCGCTCGCTTTCTTCCGCGCGTGCGCCCCCGACGAACCCACCGGCCTGCATGAATACGTTCCAGCTTGACGGTGTGATCGGAATCGCATTATTACCGCCTTGCGTTTCGTACCCATACTGCGACAGCCGATATGCCTTAGCCAAATTTCTAATCCCAGCAGGAAGCGCATCATTGATCGCGGATACGTAGTCCCCGCGACTGTACGCTTCCGCACCCCGCAGCACGCCCATACCAATTCCGGCCGTTGGCCCAAGCAACGTAGTCGCACCGTCTTTCAGCCGGTCATCCATCTTGCGCCGATCCGTCAGGAACGTAGTAAACGGCACCAGATCCTGATACCCGGAGCGGCTACTCATGTCGAAATCGAACGCGCGCGGTAGACCCTTCGAGACAATCTCCCCGCCCTTCTCACCGAAGATTCCGTCCATGTGCTGACGCCACGCACGCTGGAAATCTGGAGGTGAGTCGTTGCCGTCACTTGTCAACGATCCAATGGCGTTCGCCGCAGCAGTGAGCAGCCCAACCAGCGGCAGCCCCAATGTTCCCGCTATCAACGAAGTCATGGTCGCAATTCCCATCAACTGCTTCTGCGCTTGCCGTGCTTCTTTGTTCGTGAACGTATTGCCCCATGCATCCATCGCGACGCGAGCAAGCTGCTCCGTCATTTGAATGTCGTACTGACCAAAACCGACGAACAACGGCGTCACCCGTCCAGCGATACCACGCCGCCCTAGCGCGCGAGCTACATTAGCTTGCGAGTGATTGCCGTCCGTATTAGTCACCGTCTGCAATGCGTACTGTTGAGCTTCCTCGATGCCCATCTTGCCGACCTTGCGCGCCATCTCGTAGGCCGTGGTCGCGGTGACAATCCGGTTCAACATCTCCGCATAGTGCGGCATGATCGTGGCGATGCGAATCGTCTTCGCTGTGACCCCTTTGTTGGCAGGGTCCATTCGAAATATCTGCTGCGTCTGCCCAAAGTTCATCATGCCCGACCACTGCAGCGCGTTGAGCATGCCCAGCGTTTCCCCCGACAACAACGGACTGCCGTTAGGGTTCTTCAGTTCCTTGAACCGCATCTGAATGTCGGACAGGCTGGAAGCCCGGTCGAACCAGCTATTTCCTTTCTCTTGCCCCCAACCAACATCCAGCATCGATTTCAGAACGCCAATCGCTTCCCCGGTCTTGCTCGCCATCGTCATCGCGGAGCGCACCATGCCGTACTTCGAACCGATAGCAGGCAGCGTCATCTGCCACGGTTGGTACGAAGTCATCATCGTGTACGCAGGAGACATCGCCAACATCCACGCTGCCGTGGTCCCTTTCAACGTGTCCACAATCGGTGAATTGATAGGCACCTGAAGATCTTGCGCACGCCCCATCCATTCCTTAGCGTACTGCGCCAACTGCAGTTTCGCGTCCCCAACCTCCGTGGCATTGAGCTTGCTGACAGATTGACGAAGTTCCGAGATCGCTTGCGCCATGCGAGGAGCCGAGCGCGCGTTGACCAGCGCCTGATTGCTCATGGTCATGCGATCACCGAACGTGCGAAGCATGTCCTGACTGGCCCCCGGCGTGTTCTCCGCGAACATAGACGCTTTCAGCGGAGACGTTTCCGGAAGCTGCTGCCGATAGGTATCAACCAACGTGTTGATGACCATCGCGCGCTCGTCCGCATCTAGGTTGGGATCGTTGTTATACCGTTCCGACAACACACGAATGAACTCAGGCGTAGCCGAGTCCAGCCCTCTAGCGTGGTCAATGGCCATGCCGTCGTAGTAAGATTCTTTCGTGGTGCCGTTCTTCGTGTCTTCCACCTTGAACAGCCCTTCATCCTTCAACGCCTGCAATCGGTTCTTCGCTTCATTCATCTCCGCAGCGGAACCAAAACGCATGTACACCTTACGCTTGCCATCGAATCCGGCGTGCCAATCACGCTCCAAACCACCTTCGGCTTGTTTCCCCGAGACAACCTTGCCGACCTTCTCCCATGCACCCGGAGTATTCGCTACCTCGAACCCGATGTGATACCCACCAGAACGACCGATGTGCACATAGGGTGTAGCCCGTTGCTTGTCGTACGTGGCGAGCAGATCGTCCACGGCGCTCTTGGTCAGCGTGGAATCGCGCAGTGCTTGCGTCTCCGGAGTGTGCCGCTGCGGTAGCTCCGTTAGCGGCGTCTCGCCCGCTTTGAGCTTCGAATTGAACTGTTTCAGTTCTTCCAGCTTCGCGCTTGTGTGCAGATCGTCCAGCTTGCCTTGCATGTACCGCATGACCCCATTGAGCTTCGACTCCTGCATCGCCTGCGTATTATCACGATGCGCCATAGGATCGAGTTCATTCATGCGCTCTGCGAACCCTGCAGTCTTGTGCAGCCCGGCCTGACGCAGCGTGTTCTCCAACGCCGTTGCGTAGTACCGCGCAAAGTCCATGCGATGCTTCTGCAAAATAGCATCGTACAGTTTGATGACTTCTGGATGCGACCGCGACAGCTTCTGGTAGGTGTCCCTTGCCTCTCGCGCCGACTGATGGTTGAACTGCTCCTCCGTCAGCTTAGGCATGTTCTTCTTGGCTTCAGCGAACGTCTTGATAGACGGATGCACGCCAACATACTTCGCGTTGCGCGCCATCTTCGTCATCTCAAGAAACTGCTGCGGTGTAGTATCGGCTTGCCGAAGCAACGAACGCATCATGTCCTGCGATTCGTCTTTGCCGTTGACCAGATGCCCCGACAGGCCGCTGCGATCCGTCACCGCACGCCGCCAACTCCGGATCGAATCCACCGTACTACGCACCGCTTCATGCACCGCAGTATTCTCAGGAAACTGCGCGATCAACTTCGAACCGATGCGATCTGCCAACCACATCTGATGATTGAGCGTGAGAAACTTCAGCGCTTCCTGCTTCACCCGCGCCCCGATGTCCTTTTCCCCAAGCTGCTTCATTAACTTCGCCGACACAGCGGACGCCCCATCCATAGCGCGGCGATGAATTTCTAACGCGTCTGTGGGGTTAGTCGGATCGAGATCCCTCTTGAAGAAACTCGTGAGGCTACGGTTGAACACCGTCATGGTGTCCTGACGCGGATCTCCGAACAACGTAGTCGATGCCTTCAGCAATTGTTCGAATTCTGTTTGGTTTTTAGGGGCTATCCCCACCATGCCACGAAGCGCATTGGTGAACCGAGTCCACAAGCCAGAACGCCCACCGAGCATCTCTTGGATGTGCTCATTGTTAAGCGCTTCCGCCGTGAACTCATGCGCACTTTCCAACGCGAGCCGATGCGAAGGATCGTCCAGATCGGCGATGTCACGAAACTTCTCCATGACCGCATTGATCTCGTGCATCGCCTCAACATTGGCCTTCTTCTGCCCTGCCAACCCTTCTTGGTGCTGATCGAGCATCGCCTCATGCAGCGCGCGGTGCACAAGCGCGTGCGTAGTCTCATGCATCAACGTGACTGCGTTCAGACCCCCACGCCCGATCTCGATGGTATTGGTGCGCGTGTTGTACCGTCCACCATCGAACGTAGGATTCTCGACAACATCGACACGCGCCGACAAATGATCGCTGCTACCAAGCAGCTTCGCCACCATGCGCACAATTGGATTCGAGTGATTGCGCACGATGTAATCCATCGCATCTTTCGCCGTGGCTTTCGCGGCCAGATGTTCACGCATCCCCTTATCGGACAGAGCGTTTAGTCCACGGTCGTACACGCCCTTGTCGATCATGTCTTTGACTTGCGCCGCGATCAAACGCTTCAGTTCCTGCCCTTCCTCCACCGTCGTCTTACCTTCCGCGACGTTACGATCCACGATGGCTAGACCTTCCTTCAGATGCGCCATTTCAATGATCGTCTCACTGGCCGCTTTCACTTTCTCTTGTCGTGTGAGTTCGGAGATCTTCGCCGACATAGCCGACGCGAGTTCCATAGACTTCGAGAAATGCTCTGCTCGCGCTACGTACTTGGCAAGTTCATCCTTGCCGAGCGAGTCGAGCGCAACTTGCGCGGAGCGCCGATTCTCCGCGCTGACTCCCTTGTATGCGTTGGATTCCGACAAAATGCTCTTTTCCCGTTTGGTCGCAGTGCCCGTCAGAAGACGCGCAGTTACGTAGTCCGCCATATTGAGCAGATTCTGCGCAGCGCCGAAGGCGTTAAGTGCGGCTTGGCCCCGCCCTTCACGATCAATTTCCATACGACCGATACCCGCGAGACTATTCCATGCATGCGTGGCGAACCGCCAATCACTCTTCTCGCGCGTGACTTCAGGATTCCCATGAGCAGCATCCTCGGCTTCGGCGATAGCCTCGGTATGCATCTGCACGGCCTGCTCTTCCCGTTTATTGCGAGCCGCAATTTCCGCCTCAAGCACCGTCTTACGGGCTTGCTCCTGCGTGGATGGATTAGGGTTGGCGAAGATGTCACGCACCTGCGCCTGTAGCTTGGCGGTCTCTTCACGATGCCGCTGTATAGCAGATTGAATCTGCTCCGCTTTGCGTTCCGCTGCGAGCCGCGACTGCTCAATTTTGGCCGCGCGATCCGCATCACGAATTTCCTTTTTCGTTGGCTCCTTCGGAGGTACCGGAGTTGTCTCCTTGTACCCTTTGCCGAACGGCATGTTCTCGGCCTTCTTCTCGCCGGTCAGATTGGTCGCTGCCTCGCGTGAAACAGTCGAGCCATCGTCTAGTTTGAACAGACCGTAGTCGTCTCCCTTTTCCGAACTGAATTTGCGCCATGCACCGTTCTCCTTAACCAGCCAACCGCCAGCAGGATTCTTACGCAGCACACCGGCAGCAATGGCCTTGTTGAGCGCAGCGCCGTGGACCGGGCCATCGAACTCCTGCCCGCCAACACGAATCGTCGCGCTGACTACTTTCTTCTCACCGCCCTGCTCAAGCCCCATCGTCCTGCCAAGATCTAGCTCATCCGCGCTTTCCGCAGTTTTGCCATCGCTTCGCCCGGCATCGGCATTCCCTTTTTCTTCAGCCACTTTGTCAGTAGTGACGGCATTTTTGGTTCCAGTTTCATCGGCGGCTGATTTGGGTTCGGCCCCTTGAGTTTCTTCGGCGGCATTCTTACCGGCAGTTTCATCGGCGGCTTTCTGTTGACGAATATCGGAATCGGTCAGTCGTTGGTACAGTTGTTCCACACGTTGCAGATACTTGGGACCGTTATCCCCACCTTTGTCGTGCCACACCTTCTGCAGCGCCGACGCAAGCTCCGCAGGTTCACGCGCCGTCAGATCGGCAATGATCGTATTCTTGTTGTCCGTGCGACCCAACATAGACTTCAACCACGTAGCACGTTCCTGCTTCGTAATGGGCACGCCTACCGTACCACTAAGCGTCCGCTCTTCCACTGGAAGCTCGTGCACTTCGCCCACAGGAAGTTCAGCAGGACGAAGGTTGATTGTCCGCGACTGATAATACTCAGGCGGATGGATCTCTTGGCCGGGAATCTCAGACACGTCGATGGCGTTCGACGGCACCTCTGGAATTTCAGACGCGCGCATGGCAGCGGCACGACGCTGCTCTTCCGCGTCTCTTGCTTTCCACCGTTCGGCGTTCGGATCAAACCCGTAAAAATTCTCCGGCCCCGGCGCACGCGCTGGCTGATCTTGTTGCTCCCCCATCGCATAGACAGGAGGGGGCAGCATCCTCTGCGGTTCAACGGGGGCCGCAGCAGGTGCCTCTGCCGGAGCTTGTTGCTTCGGTGCATCCGGATCAAACCCGACATCGAGCGGCAACTCTTCTCCGCGCATCACGACAACTTCAGCGTTGTTCCGCCATTTGTCGGCCGCTGCTGGATCTACGCGACGCATCTCCTTATAGATCTCACTGATTGCTCTGGTGCGCGTGCCGTCATACAACAGCGACGTAAGCGCGTCACTAGAATGTTCCGGAGGCCGCGCTGCAACCGCCAGATCCGCAATGTGCGCTCTGCGATGGTTGTTCAACAGCGTGCCGCCACCGATCAACGGTGTCATCAACGCGCCCATCGCCAACGTCGGAGCTACGCTCGCCTTCGCAGCTTCCCATGAATCGCTAGGCTCTTTACCCAACGAAGCCGAGGCTGCCGCCGCGCCCATCTGCACAGGTACTTGCACCGCCGCGTTCTCGGCAGCCCCCAACGCCACCTTCCTAGCGAACGCTGGGGACAAAAACGAATTGAGCACACCTTGCGCAGTGTGTTCCCCGCCAATGCCCACGCCGCGAGCGAGCGCACCTGCGCCGCCGGTCAGCACCCGAGCGCCAACGGCCGAGGCTACACCCTGCCCAACACCCTGAATCATTCCTTCTTTGGCGGCAGTAGAGCTTGCCTCTTCGTGCGTAGCGCCCAGCTTGCGCTCTTCCTCGTACCGAGTCTGCGCCATCCCCCCGCCGAACAACGCCGCTCCGGCCAATGCTCCAACCCCAGCCACAGCCGCCGCAGGAGCGCCCATAGCGGCCACAGCAGGCCCGGCAACCATCGCTGGCAGTCCAGATGCCAACATGTTCGCACCCGCGCCCCAAGCGCCTGTAGTGCGGTACAGATCGTTACCCTTCTCGCGCTGGTCGGCCGACTCGACCATAGACTGCCCGGCGTCATACAACGTGTCGCCCGGCGCACCGGGGTACTTCAGCATCTGCCCTACTAAACGCGGCGCACCGACCATGACACCGCCAGCGAGACCGTGGCCAATGTCGGTCAAGATCCCGTTGTCGGGCAATGGCTCCGGAGGAGGGGGCGCAGCAGGGGCGCGAGGCTTCGTCGCGAAAGATGAAGCAAGCCGATCAGCCTGCGAGAGTAGCTCCGGCGAGTACCCCGGATTCAGAGGCGGATAGTCCACGGGGGCTACTTCCGGCCCAACGTGGGCAGATCAGTCAGCGCCGGATTCTTCCCCACCAGCTTGCCGTACATGTCGTACACCGGCCCTCCGCTGCCATCAGGAGCGTTCGGCGAATACCCAAACGCGCCGAGCGGGGTCGCTTGCACATGCATCGCATCCGGATTCGCCCCGTGCATTAGCGTAGAGAGCAACTTGTACGCGCCGAGATGATCTCCACCGTTCGCGAGTTTCTGCGCCGCCAATTGCGCGGTGATCGCTGGATTCGCTTTCTGTGTTTCGAGGTTCAATGACCCCATCTGGTGTTGCGCGAGTTGTTCGGTGTAGATCTGGCTCGACAGCCGTTGCGCTTGCCGGGACAACGCCACAGCTTGCAGTTTCCCCCGCACCGTTCCGCTCTCGCTGTACATCTGTTGACGTGCGTTGAGCTTCGCAAGCTGCGCCTGCATCGTGTCAATCGTGGATGGCGCACCGCCCGGCGGCGTTCCGAAAACTCCCGCCGCACCCGCAGGTGCTGCACCAGTGCCGACACCGACAAAGTTGTTCGCTTGGCCTCGCTCGCCACTGCCCGAACCGACAATCGTGCTGCCATACCCGACGTTCAACATGCGCGGTGCGCCGCCTGTTTTGTTGATCGCGTCCAACCCTGCCTGCTTTGTCCATCCCGGTTGTGGCCCATTCATCAACGCTGCAACTTCGGCGGGAGTGCCGACACCTTGATTGCCGAGTTGTCCGCTGACACCAGCAACATGCGCATTCCACGCGGCCACGGACGGATCGACCGGCGTTGGAGGTGTTACAGCGCCAGCGCCACGATCTTCCTGCGTACGTCCGCTCATGCTCGCCGCTTTCGTCGCAGCATTACGCGCCGCAGCCGAAGCTGTGCCTGCATCCCGCTCCGCGTTGTTGGCGGAAACAGACTCCGCGTACGCTTTGATGGGGTCCACTACAGCGTGGTACGCGGTGGCAATCGGAGCAGTAGATGGCCCGATGGGGTACCCAGCAGCATCTCTACCGGGTGCCTGTGGCCGCATCCCTTTCTGCTGCACGAAAGGGTTGTCCAAGTTCGGGTATTCACCGGCCATGTCGCACCTCAGTTATGCAAGTAGGTAAAACCGTTACCGCCAAAGCCCCATTGCTCTTGTTGCCACATCTTGCGCCGAATGTCTTTCTTGCATTCCGCAATAGCTTCTTCGAAACGCTTCTTGTGCGCTTCGGCCTTGGTGCGATCTTCGCCGTCAATGTCCACGTTGCGCAGCGCACGATACGCGGCCCACTCCAGCATGTCCAACTGGTACTCACTTGGGATCTCGAAGTCCGTACCTAGCTGCGTGAGATCCAGTGTGATAAGGGGCTTGCGGATCGTGCGCAGGTACACGATCTTTCCAGTCTCAGTGTCCCCCGACTGATCCAACGGCATGCCGAAAAAACGAATGCTAATGGCGTGATCGTTGTTCGGATCGAGACCTTCATCCGTGGTGTACATCGTCGGCTTCCCGCTAACCGGGTAGCTTGCGAAGTCGTACGTCTCGGTGAACGTGTTCTGCGTGCCGACCGACGACGGGTGCTGCATGCGCACCATGTCTTTCGAATCGTCTTGATGCCGCGCGGACGTGACGAACAATACCGAAGGATCAAGCTGGTAGATATCCGTAGCACCATCGCCAACCAACACCACCTGCGTCACCGCCGGAGTGGTGCTATCGCGGATGCACAAAGACAAACGCGCAAATCGTTTCTGCGCGTCGTCAATGTACCGAATGAGATTCAAGTCCTGCCAGAAGTGATCTGTCGGACCACTTTTCAATGCACTGGCATCACGCAAAATCCCATTGCGCAGTTCGTCCAGACCGTCTTGGAGATTCACTCACGCCGCCTCGCGCACCGAGGCCGGGATATGCGCCACGACACGATACGGGAAACGCAACCGGTCGCGATACCCCGTCACCTGCAGCGTCTCGGGATCGACAACCGGCGTGGACATCACCGCCGTATCGAGGATGCCAATGATCGACGCAGGAACATCCGCAGGAAGGTTCGCTTTCAGCATGTAGCCAACCCCATCCGCGCCAAGAAACAGGCCGGTAGGAGGAATCGATTCGCTGTCTTCGAGGATGATGCGCACTCGCGGACCCACGACGTTCGCCTCGACCTTGCGCGGCGCGGGCGCTTCACGCACGACCGCAGCTTCCATCTTGATCGGGGGCAGGCCGGGAACTGGTTCGTCGTCGCTGAGATTGTTGAAGGGGTCGCTCATGTCACTTCTCCGTGGTTGCTCGTTTGAAAGACGCGCCGAACTCGTCACCATCCTCATCGAGATCAGCAGTCAATGTTGCAATGTTCGCCTTGATCCACGCCAGCGCCTTCTCGACCGTAGTGAAGGAATATTCCTTCGATGGATCTTGCCACGGTGCTTTGGGGTCTTGGTTGGCCTTGCGAACTTCTGGATCATCCACGCGCACCACGAACCCGTTCGCGATGCTACGAATTTCCGCGACAGTTCGTGACGGCATGGACGGTGCTACAGCGTTTGCCATTATGGCGTCACCGGTACCGCCGGATCGGCCGGGACATCTACCGGCGTCACCGGGACTTCAACAGCGGCAGCAGCGGCATCGGCAGCAGCCTGTGCATCAGCCGCAGCCTTGGCGTCAGCAGCAGCTTGTGCAGCGGCGGCGTCAGCGGCAGCTTGTGCATCGGCAGCAGCCTTGGCGTCAGCAGCAGCTTGTGCAGCGGCGGCGTCAGCGGCGGCGTGCGCAGCAGCGTCAGCAGCGGCAGCCTTGGCATCGGCAGCAGCTTGGGCATCCGCAGCGGCTTGCACGGCGGCGGCGTCAGCAGCAGCCTTCGCATCGACAGCAGCTTGTGCGTCGGCGGCAGCCTGCGCAGCAGCGGCGTCTGCAGCAGCCTTGGCGTCAGCAGCAGCTTGCGCGGCATCCGCAGCGACCTTGGCATCCGCAGCGGCCTTAGCATCGGCGGCAGCTTGAGCATCGGCGGCAGCCTGTGCCGCAGCGGCAGCGTCAGAAGCAGCCTTGGCGTCCGCTGCGGCCTTGGCAGCAGCATCAGCAGCGACTTGTGCATCGGCCGCAGCTTGCGCATCCGCCGCAGCCTTGGCGTCCGCAGCAGCCTTGGCATCCGCAGCAGCTTGCGCATCCGCAGCGGCCTTGGCATCCGCAGCAGCCTTGGCATCCGCAGCAGCCTTGGCATCCGCAGCAGCTTGAGCGACAACCGCAGCAGCCGCCGCATCCGCAGCAGCTTGAGCAGCAACAGCAGCCGCAGCCGCAGCATCCGATGCGGCCTTCGCATCAGCCGCATTCTTGGCGTCCGCAGCAGCCTTCGCGGCAGCATCAGCCGCAGCCTGTGCATCGGCTGCGGATTGCGCATGCGTCACAGCGTCAATCGACGTAACTTGATCGAGAGCTTCCGCTTGCGCGAAAACAGCCGCCGAAACATCAGCGACTGCTTCTGCTTTGTCCGCGACCGCATCGTCCGCAACAGCCTTTGCTTCCGCAGCGAGTTTCACCGCAAGAGCCGACTCCGCAGCAACATCGAACGCTTCTTTGTTGGCTTCCGCTTCCGCCGCATCGAGCGCAGCTTTACGCGCAGCATCCGCACTAGCTTCGGCAGCTAGACGCGCGTCACGAGCGATACGCTCGTCCGCAATGGCCTTTTCCTCTTCCGCACTGAGCGGAGGGGGCATACGATCTGCCGCTTGCGTAATCTGGATCGAGATGTACGTCTTCTCGTCCGGAGTCAGAGGCAGCGACCGAATAAAACTCAGTACGAGATCGAGATTCAAGACGTACTCCTAGCAGAGAAGAGAGGGAGGACGGGGGACCGAAGTCCCCCTCCTTGCACGAACCCTTGCCTGTTAGCCGAACGCCTCCCACACGTACGACTTGCTGGCGATGATGAGCGCCGCCGCAACCGTGAACGTCCCAGCCGTTCCCGCTGCCGCTGTACCCACCGTGAAGCCGTTGGTCGTTTCAATCGAGCGCGTACCCGCAGCGAGTGTCTTGATGGCACCGGGGTTCGTCATGCCTTCGTACCACTCGTGCATGATGCCGTCGGTCACGTTCTGCCACCGAATCACGCGCGGAATGAACCCGCAAGTGAAGGTGAAACCCGTCGCCGCGCCAGCATCGGAAACCACGACACCCGTGGCATGATTCAGAACCCCAGCAGCAGTCGCTTGGGTGTTGGTCGTAACGCCTGTGGTCATGATAGTTCCTTGTCAGAAAATGATTGGAAGAAATTACGGCGTGAGCTTGGTCGCTGCGGGGTTGCACAGCGAAGCGTAATTCACATCCGTCACCGTCGCGTCCAAATCAAGCTTGGCCGTGATGAGAAGAATGGAAGCACGCAACGCCGCAAGATCTGCGGCTACTTCACCAAGCGCCCGCTTCTCTTCCAGCGAGAGCAAACTGGCCTGTACTGATGTCGGCATGTCAATCTCCTTGGTTGTCGGGGGGCCGAAGCCCCCCTAGATTGATTACGCCGTCGCAGCCGATTCGCAACGAACCATGAACGCGTCCTGCAGGATGACGGCAGCTTGCCACGCCTTCCAGCCCACAGAGCCACGTTGACCCAACGGATCGCCAGCGACCGGCTTCGGATTGACCACCATCGGTGTCAGCGAATCACGCCCACGCAGCGGCACGATACCGAACGCATCCCGCGCCAGATACAGCATCGGGTACACATCGGCCGATGTGCCCGAGGTGGAGCGCATCAGACCCTTCGCACCGCCTGCATCGGGGAACGGCGTGAACACCGTCGAGATCAGATACCGAACGCGTTCCGCCGCGCCGATTTCGTTCTCGTACGGAGTGACCGTGCCGTACTGCTTGGTGGGGATAAACCCAGTGATTTGCCGACAATCCGTTTCCATGTCCGGATGAATCAGACCGATGAACGCGGCCTCGACCGGTTCCGTACGGTAGTTCGGATTGGACGACAGGATCGACGTGATCGGCTTGGCGTTCTGCCGCGTAAGCGCCGTCGTGATCTGACGTTGCAGCGCGAGCGTGATGGTCGTGTTGACCGCCGTACGCACGCCGCCGTTCGTCCAGAACACATTGGTGCCAGCCTTCAGCACGTTGTAGCGAACGGCCTCGAACGTCTGCGCCGCCGACTCGGACAGGATCTGCGTGGCTTCCGACAAGATCGGGTCTTCGTGGGTGTCTTCCACCACGTCGGTGATGTTGATGTAGTCGCCGTACTGGTTCAACTGGACCGTGTAGTCCTGAAACGACAGCTTGAGACCAGCGGGCGTCACACCTTCGACCAGCGGCGTGATAGACAGCGGCGTGAAGAACGGATTCGCCGGATTGCCGTTACCGGCCGAACCGGTCGCGCCGGTCAGGAAGTAGCGGCGGAACTTCGCGGTGCGCGTGCTGTTGAGCGGGATCGGATACGACTGACCAAATCGCTCGATGACCATGTACGGCATCGCGCGCTTGAGCAGTTCTTTGACAACGTACGCGGCGGTACGCGGGGAGATGTCACCATACTGGACGATCTGAGCCATGACGGTTCCTTAAAGGGTGGTTGTCGAGTGCCTACTTCACGGCACTCGCTTCGGCCCATGCACTATCGAAGTCATTGGGGTCCGGAGCAGATGCCGCTGTAGTGCGTTTCGAATCGACCACTGTCAACTTGCTCGCCGCTTTCTTGGCTGCCGCTGAGAGTTCGGCCTTGGGTGCTACCGGTGCAACTGGTGTCGCGATTGCTGCCACCGGATGTGCCTTCTTGTATTCCGCGACAAGCTCCGAAACGTCTTCGGGCGTGCCGTCTTTCATTGTGGCCTTCGCGCCTGCCTTTGCGAATGCCGGAAGTGTTTCAACCCATTCCGCGACTTTATCACGAATCGAGTTGTAATCGCTGTGATCCCGTTCCAGCAAGTTCAACGTCAGTTGCTGTTCAAGAGCATCAGCCATTACACCAAATCTGTCGAGCACAGGATCATATTGCTTCTTCACCTGTGCGAACGTGTACTGCACGGCATTGTACACCGCCTGCTTGGTGCGAATCGCTTCGGCCTTGGAGATATCCGGCCACTGCTTCTCGTGCTCTGCAAGCACGGCCGCTTCTTCCTCCGAGGGCCGATACCACTGAATCTCTTCGGGAGGGGCGGCAGCGGGCGCAGCGACAGGTTCCGGAGCCGCAGCAGTGGGCGCTGGGGCAGGCGCAGGTGCGGGCGCTTTCGCGCGTTCCGCTTCGAGCGCTTCGAACTTTGCCTTCCAATCCGTTTCTTCCGGAGGAACGACAGTAGCGGGCGTTTCCGGAGTCTCCGGTGCTACCGCCGCAGGAGCCCCGCCTTCAACCGGTGCAGCAGGAGCCGCAGCCGTAGGCGTCGCTGGTGTCGCGGGGACAACCGGTTCGACAGGCGTAGTGCCAAGAGCAGTTTCCGAAGTGATGGCGTCGAACACAGCATCGAAGTCATCTTCCGGTAGCGTTGACGGTGCTATCGGTGTCGCCGGAACGACGACAGGAGTTTCAGGTGCTTTGTCTTTGGGGTCCATAGGTCGCCTTATATGCTCGATGTTACTGATTGTCAATCTTGGGGTCCAGAGGCTCCGTCAGCCACTTATACACCTGCGTGTACGCTTCAGCACGCCCTTGCAGCTTCCCGAGATCGTCTTTTGATATCGTCAATGCTTTATTTCGCAGCTTATTTAGTTCCAGTTCCAGCAGCAGGAGTAGGGTCTGCACCACTGGTTCTGCGGAAGCCGTTAGCAATCGGCGTCGGTATTCCAGCACCTGACCTTGCTGCGTGTACATCTGTTGGGGTAACGCCACTTTCCAGCCCTCCTAGAATCGCGTTGAACTGCGCCACTTCGGTCGCTGCGGAATTCTTGTCCGACTGTGTGAGCGACTTTGTTGCATCCGCCAGCAACTTCCGCACCTCCGCTCTTAGCAACTCGGCCATGTCTTTCTTGTCCTGCGCGGCCTGCTCCGCTGCATGAGCGTCAATTTCCACTGCTTCGTCGTCGTCCGCGACAACGCCCGTCACATCCACATCGCGTACCTTCATCTTCTCCTGCAATAGCTTGTGCCACTTCACGTACGGACGCTCTTCCGGTTGCAGGTTCGTGCCCAGCATGTCAAGCGCAATGCCACGAACCTCCTTCGCGATCAGCGAGGTCGATCCACGGGCGATGGGGGAGAAATCACCCTGCACTTCCGGGTTCGGATTGAAGTGCCGATTGAACACGATGAGCGAACTGATATACGAGATCGTGAAGTTGTCGAAATTGCGCACCGTGTCTTTGAACGGCAGCGCGAGATCGCCCTTCATCATCGAGGCACCAGCGGCCGAACGGAACGGCTCGCTTGGTAGCTTCTCGATATCCCCGCCAGTACCGGCGTTCACGAACGTCTCCATGTCGGCGAAGTTCATGTGCATATCGATCACACTTTTCAGATCGCCAATGTGATTGTCGAACGAGATATTCTTCACCGCAGGAATCATCGCGTCCGCGCCAGTGCCTTCTCGGTACCAGAGCTTGTACGGGACCACGTTCTTACGGTCCACGTCGTCACGCAGCAACTCGGTGTTGATTTCAAGGTTCGGGCCGCACGTGATGGACGCATTGTCCATCGTCATCCGTGTCGCCGCTGCCACGCCCATCTGCGAGTCTCGCATGATGTTCGGCAGGCCATTGCCGAGGAGCGAACTGTCGTCTTCCTCGAAGATGAAGTGGTGGTACATCTTGACGCGTTGGTTCGGCTCCAACTCGACCCACGGCGAGATGTCGCACTTGATGACTTCGTTGTCGAGCATCCACACCGAAGCTTCCACCATGTCATTCGACAGCCCCTGCGGTAGCTCGATACCGGCTTCCTTCAACTGCTGGCTCGACACCAGCCCGTCCCAAATCCACACCTCGAACTTGCTGCTGGAGAGCACATTGACCGAACTCTGCACGCCGATAGTCCGCAATTCCGTTTCGTACGTACGCTCTTTCCAGTTGCCCTTCGGCATGCGCTGTAGATAGGAGAGCACGGTAGGACCGAAGAAATCAGTGCGATCCGCGAGTTCGCGTAGCTGCATCTTCGATAGCACCAGTCGGTGAAACTGGCCATCCATCTGATCGAGATGCTTGGCAGTCATGTCGGGGTAGTAATCCCACACCGGCACGAACTCGAACTGCGGCCGGAACGCGGTAAATTCCTGCGGCGCGTATTGACCTGTCGTCGGGTTTACCACCCACTTTCTTTGCTTCTGCGGGCGCACGAACGGCCCCTTGAGCACGCCAACACCGTACAACACACCGGAGAAGAGCACCTTGCGCACCAGCGCCACCATCGACAGGCTGCGACTGCCGCCGATCTCTTCAAGCTGATCCTCGATCTCCAGTTCAAGCGCGGTGGCGCGTGTCTGCGCGAACGCCTTCACTGCGGCCTCGATCACCGCATCGGTGAGTTGCTTCTGCGCTTTCGCCACACCGGCCTGCGCCTGCTGCAGCACGATTTGCAGATCTTCCATCGACAGATTCGGAATCGGCGATGGCCCTATGCCCCAATTCTTTTCCGACGTGGGGAACAGCAGATTCATCAGCCGCGCCACCATCGACACGACCTTGACGCGCGTCAGCCGGGGGTAGGCTCGCGAGCGGTTGGTGTCAAGCTGTTTGGAAACGTCCGGATCGTACTCGCCAAGAAACTGACGCAGGTTGCGTGTCCAGCGTAGCTCCGCGAGTTTGCGGTGGTTCTCGTACGTTTTGTAGTCGGAAGCGAGACGAACGCCAAGGGCACGAAGCTTCTCTTGGTTGATGACGGGTGGCGTAAGCATCGCGGGAGCGCTGACCGCATCGGAAGGCATCACGGGCTGCGGTGGGGGCATTGACGCGATTGGTTGCGCTACAGGGTCCATATCGTGTCCTAGCGTAGTGAGTAGGTGTTCACGTCGGGTACCGCGTTGCCGTGTCGTTTCTTGCGATCTTCACGAGCGTTACCCACATAGAAATACTGACACAAGTACGAAAGAGCATCCCCCGGATGAGAATACACATTCTTCATCGGGGTCTCTTTCGTATCACCCTTGGTGTTCGTACTATACCTCCACCCACTGCGCAATGCACGAATAGTCATGCGGCACAACGGATCGACTTGCATCGCCGGGCCATTTTCCGTAAGCCGCGTGGTGAAATGTTCAATCGCGTCGATGCGCCCCGGCAACTGATTGTTGCTGGTGGCGATCTTCACTCTGAAATCCTTAGATAGAATGTCAACAACGGTGCGTTCGTCAGTTTGCGCGCGTTGTCCTGCCGCTGGATCAGGCGAAATGA